GTGTATGGCATCATTGATGATCGGCAACGAGTGGCCAATGCCATCACTGATATCAAGTTTGACGAGTGTGATGAGTTTCCGCCCTTTAGTGAATTGGTTACCCCTGAGCATGCAGCACAGTGGCAATACTTGAGACAGCGTGGCGTTCCGGAGGATTATCCTGTGATGACCGCGATCGAAAATGACGGTGTTCACTGGGTAAGACCACAAGTGATCATTCCGTTCATGCATCATGATCAAGTGGTGGGGTGGTGTGCCAGATTTTTAGACAACCGGCAACCCAGGTACATCAATCACTCGCAGCCGGGCTATGTGTTTGGCACAGATTTGCAAAGACCTGCGTGGCAACATGTGATTGTGACCGAAGGCATATTTGACGCACTCAGCATAGGTGGCTTGGCCTTGATGCATAATACTGTGAGTGACGCCCAAGCCAGACTCGTACGCAGTCTAGGTCGAGAAGTCACTGTGGTGCCGGATCAAGACCGTGCTGGCATGGACCTAGTGGATCGTGCCTTAGAACTGGGCTGGGCTGTGAGCATGCCTGAGTGGCCTGAGGGTTGCAAGGATGTGAATGATGCGGTGATTTGCCTGGGGCGTGTGGGCACCATGCTAACTATATTCCAGGCCCGAGAAACATCGCGTATAAAGATTGAAATGAAAAGGAAGCAACTTGTTAAAAGATTACTCAGTTGATGTTCAGAAAATTTTTCTGGAAATGATGTTGGAAGATGCCGGCAGCTATGTGCGTGTGCAGAACATCTACAATCCCGAAAACTTTGATCGCAAGCTGCGTCCTGTGGCTGAATTTATCCAACAACACAGCCGGGATCACAAAACCCTGCCCACAGTGGAAGTGATTTCAGCTGCCACAGGAATCCAGCTGAGTCGAGTGCCAGATTTGAACGAAGGCCACTTTGAGTGGTTCATGGCAGAATTTGAAAAGTTTACACGGCGTCAAGAACTGGAACGAGCCATTCTCAAAAGCGCCGACTTGCTGGAAAAGGGCGACTATGATCCTGTGGAAAAGCTGATCAAGGATGCTGTGCAGATCAGCTTGACCAAAGACATGGGCACTGACTACTTTGAAAATCCCTCTGAGCGTATCAACAGATATTTCAACACCGGCGGCCAAGTCGGCACAGGTTGGAGCAGCATGGACAAGTTGCTGTATGGTGGGTTCAGTCGCGGTGAACTCAACATCTTTGCTGGTGGTTCGGGCTCGGGCAAGAGCTTGGTCATGATGAACATGGCACTAAACTGGCTGCAAACTGGTCTGAGTGGTGTGTACATCAGTCTGGAATTGAGCGAAGAACTGTGTGCCTTGAGAACTGATGCCATGCTGGCCAACATGAGCACCAAAGACATCCGAAAGGATATCGAAACTGCTGAACTCAAGGTGCGCATGATGGCCAAGAAGTCGGGCCAGTATCGAGTCAAGGCCCTACCGGCACAGAGCACAGTGAACGACATACGCAGCTACATCAAAGAAGTGCAGATACAAACAGGTATTGGCGTTGATTTTGTCATGGTAGACTACCTGGACTTGTTGATGCCGGTTTCAGCCAAGGTGTCGCCCAATGACCTGTTTGTGAAAGACAAGTATGTGAGTGAAGAACTGCGTAATCTAGCACGAGAACTCAATGTGTTGTTTGTCACAGCGTCGCAGTTGAATAGATCAGCTGTGGAAGAAGTAGAGTTTGATCACTCGCACATTTCGGGTGGTATCTCCAAGATCAATACTGCAGACAATGTGTTTGGTATCTTTACATCCAGAGCCATGCGTGAGCGTGGTCGTTATCAAATTCAGTGCATGAAGTCGCGATCCAGCACCGGTGTGGGACAAAAGATTGATCTAGAATACAACATTGAAACCATGCGTATCACAGACTTGGCTGAGGACGAACAACAGAGTTCGGGCTTTGTGAAAAAAAGCAACATCTTGGATTCCATCAAAACACGCACCACAGTTTCTGCCACTAACAACGACAGTGATACTGCTGCTACACCATCGTGGGAACGGGCTGTAGGAACCCCGGCCTGGGAGCAACCTGCCAAGGTATCGGCAGATGTGCAAAGTGCCAAGCTGAAACAATTACTAGGACAAATAAAACAATCATGAAAAAATACTGTGCAGATTTACAAGGCGGTCTTTGGCTTCAGTATAACACTGAAAAAGCAGCCTGGTATGGTAAACCGTGCTGTTTGTATGTAGAACAGTTTCCAATCAATGACAATATCAACTCAGAATTTTGGCAGCATCCTAAAATTGTAAAACAAAGACAAGAAAATCTGGCCGGCCTAGATCTACCAGATAATTGCAAACATTGCAAAGTTGCAGAAAACAATGGCAATTACAGTCGCCGACAATCATGGAATGAACGTCTTGGTACAGATTGGAACATGCCAGAATCAGTCATTGAGTTGGACATACAATGTGATTTTTCTTGTAACTTGGCCTGTAGAATCTGTAGCCCACAATTCAGCACACTGTGGCGCCAGGTTGATCCTCAATACAAGATAAACGAAAAAAAATTTAAAGTTAGAGCAAACAACAGTAACATTTTAGATTTAATTAAAACAATCCCATCTCACAATATTAAACAGATACACTTCCAGGGCGGTGAACCGCTGTTGTCAAACACTCATATACAGGTTCTTGAACAACTGCAAGATCATGTGGATCTGTCACAGATATGTCTGTGGTATCATTCAAACGGAACTCAACGAGTTTCTGATTCGGTATTGAAATTTTGGGAAAAATTTAAAATGCTAGAAATTTATTTTAGCCTTGACGACATGGGGCCTAGAATGGAATACCAGCGTTGGCCCATTGAATGGAGCAAGGTGCATGATAACATGCTGTGGTTCCGTGAAAACTTGCCGCACAATGCATTACTAAGAATAGAGCGCACAATTGGAATATTATCGGCATACTGGGCAGACGAGTTGGAACAGTGGCACAAACAATATTTTTCACACACTCGATACGGGGACGAAATCAGCTTGAATTATCATGCTTGTCATGGTGTGTACTCTCTAGCTGCAGCCAGTGATCTATATAAACAAGCTGTGCTAGATAAATTTTCCACGGATCATTGGGTTTACAAAACTTTTAAAAATTTAAAAACTGATTCGGTTGCTAACATTGACAAATTATTCGCTGATCTGGCCAGACACGATTCTCCAAGAAATCAAGATTGGAAGCTAGTTTATCCAGAATTTTTAGAATGGTATCCTGAACAGGCCAAAAAATTCATAGTTTAAACTTTTAAAAAACAATAAATAACACAAAGGGTGTGTTCAAAATGCAAAAGAAAACTCGCAGTTTATTGGAAGAACTTGATGCCATGTATGTGGAGCGCGATCAGCGACATGTGGTGGAAAGTCGTGCCGCTAATGTGATTGCCAGTGCCATTCGCTTGCTGGAGCACATAGATGCTGCATACACACCTGAACAAGCTGATAATTTGTCGAGAAAACTGTTGAACGCCATTCGCTTGAGGGATCCTGCCAAATTTGCCCGCACTGTGAGAAAAACCGATGCAGGTTCATGAAATTACCCGTAGTGGTCGCTTGACCGAGGCAGGCATGGTCACACATTTTATAGCAGGGCTCACTGGCCAAAATCCCAACGACATTCCTGAATTGCCTGGCAGTCGTGCTGCTCCCACAGGCGTTCAGCCCGGTGAGACTCCGGATCAAATTCTTGCCCGTGTGCAAAACGATCCCAAGATACAACAACTCATTGGCAACATGGAAAAAGAGTGGGCAACCTACATCAAAGCCAACCCTGCATTGCTGAATCAGTCCACTCCTGTGCCCGAGTCTGCCTCGGGCTATGCTCCACTGCCTGGCAGCGGCATCATGGTCCCCAATACCGTGACCAAAACAGTTGCCCCACCACCTGCTACCAGCACGGCCAATACTGCTCAACAGGCACAAGATAGTTATAAAAAAGCCTTTGGGGACTGGGCAAGATCAAAGCTGTCAAGTAACGGATTTGATCCCACTAAAGATTCTAAACTCACAGCAACACTAGACCAACTGGCCGATGCTGCAACCAAAAACAACGCCGCGGGCGTTTCCAAGGCATTCAAAGAATACATGAATCGCGCCATTGCTGCTGTGCAAGTGCAGACTGCTGCTGTGCGCAACAACACAGCTCCTGTAACAGGATCCCGCAATACTGCCGCAGGATACAACACCCCTGCCGCTGCCGGCGCTGCCGATGTCACTGCCGTGTTGCAAAAAGCCAACCTGACTACGCAACAGTTGCAGGCACTGGGTCGAGCAGTGGGCATACCCACTAGTCAACGAGTCAAAAACACTGGCAATGAACAGTTGAACAACATTATTCGTGCCATGGGCATTCAGGTGCTGGCATGAACATGTTGTCAGAAGGCGGCAATGTGTTCAAGGACGCGGACGGCGTTCCTGTTACCCAACGCATCAGCCGCGAGGATGTGAAACCCACATTGGCCTGGTTGGAACAACTGTTACCGGGCTTGGACATACAAAACAACACCCTGGGTTCAACCGGCATCAAAGACACATCGGGTGACTTGGATATTGCTGTGGATGCCAATCAGGTTACCAAATCACAACTGGAAGCACAACTTGCTCGTTGGGCCACGGCTCAAGGTCAGGATCCCAGAGACTGGGTACGCAAGTCCGGCACCGCTGTGCACTTCAAAACTCCCATTGGTGGCAATGCTGACAACGGGTTTGTACAAACCGACTTCATGTTGCTGAACAATGTGCCATGGTCAAAGTTTGTGCTGGGTGCTGTTCCTCCTGACAGCCAATACAAAGGCCGCGAGCGCAATGTCATGATGAACTCCATTGCCAAAAGCCTGGGCTACAAACTGAATCAAGTGGCCGGCATTGCAGATCGTAGCACCAACCAAATCATTTCAGCGGATCCGGATCAAGTGGCCAAAATATTGTTGAACCCCAGAGCCACAAGTAAAGACCTAGCATCGGTGGAAAGTATTGCTCGTGCCCTGGCCACAGACCCCAAACGAGATGCCAAGTTGGCCGACTTCCGTGAACACATGGCTCGTGAAAACTTGCCATTCAAAGAAAGCGTGGACCTGTACCGGCCTGTGGATGATGTGGGATTTCTGGCTCGACTGAGAGATCGCATTGTAAACCAAGGCATGCAGCCCTTGATTGAAGATCGTGATGAACGAGTGCAACACTTGCGTGAAGCCAAAAACCCCCGAATACCCTATGTGGAAGATCTAGTGTTCCAAGCAGGCCTGCGTGGTGCTCGACAAGCTGTGGACATCATTCGACAAG